ATTACAGAAGGCCCTGTCGTGGCTGTTCCGTTTAAGTACGAGACTGGCGTCAAGCCTGGCGACACGCTTTACTTCCATCATCTCGTGGTTATCAATGAGGGCCAGCCACTTACTGGTGATGACAATCACTACCTTGTCAGGTATGATGAAGATCACGCTATCAACAATCAAGCTATTGCTTTTAAAGATAGCGACACGGGTAATGTCCACCCTCTTGCGGGTTGGAGCCTCCTTGAGGCTATCGAAGAAGAGACAGTTCAAGAATCGTCGATTATCGAGGTTGTTAAGCTTGAAGAGAAACTACCAACAAGAGGTAGAGTCGCATTTTCGTCTTCTGGGATTGAAGCACTAGATTTATCCGTGGGTGATGTAGTGGGGTTTAAAGAAAACCGCGACTACAGAATCACCATAGACGGTAAGGAATATTACAGGACTAGGGTTGAGGACTTGCTTTACAAAGAAATTTAATTGATATGTTTGAAATTGATAAAGATCACCTCTGGCATCTGCTGGAGGAAGAAGAGTGTTTGCTTGCTGATGGATTTGACGATGCCGTAATAGGTATTAGCCACCAAGCTCACGATGTCTCAAGGGCTGTATACGATATAGGTAAGATCATTGCCATCCTTTGTGAGGATGATGAGATGACCGACGAGGATGCCATGGAGCACTTTGAGTACAATATAGCTGGGGCGTACCTAGGCCCTAAGACGCCAATATTTGTTTTTGGGTATGGCAAGTAAATTCACGACAGTAATCGCAGCCAGGAAACTTATGGAGAGTATGGAGATCGCAATCAACAATATGATTGAAGAGATAAAAAAACCCGTCGATCCAGAAGCGGGGGGTTCGGCTCGCAAGGCTGAGCTCCAATCCATAAAGCAAACTGCTATCGACTGTAAAGAGCTTTTGGTGGAGCGCCAGAGGCTAGAACAAATGGTTAAAGAACTAAAGACAAATGGAGAAATCGAACAAGACAAAGACTACTCAGGGGGATTCGCGGAAAGATTCTCTAAGTGAGCCCAGCGGATTGATATACTGGGATGACTATAACTTTGATAATCAGTCGGTTACTGTAGATGACTTAAAGGTAAGCTTTAGAATCTACAAGTCAAAATAGTAATTAGACCCTAATGGCCTATAAGGAAAAAGAGGATCAGGCCAGGGCGGCGGCTAAACACTACAAAGACAATTGCTCTAAAGTAAAGGCTAGGTCAAAGAAGCGAAATACATATCAAAGAAAAAAGAATAGAGACTTTGTTTGGAGGGTAAAGCGGATGTTTAATTGCGTTGATTGCGGAGAGAACAACCCTGTAGTCCTTGAGTTTGATCATGTAGTAGGTGAAAAAAGAGGCAATGTATCAGACATGGTTCGGTGGTCTTACTGTATCGAAACAATAAAGAAAGAGATTAGAAAATGTCAGATAAGATGTGCAAATTGCCATCGTAAAAAAACACACGAAAGAAGAACGCACCAGTAGCTCAGTTGGATAGAGCATCTGCCTTCTAAGCAGACGGTCACAGGTTCGAACCCTGTCTGGTGTACCACATAAAAGGGAGGGCCACATATGTCATACCTTTTTGAATTAAATAAAATGTCTGTTTTAGTAGATATAGAAGGTTATGAATCTAAAGGGATTAAGATCGACCCTAACGGTAAAGAGGGAGAGTATGTTGAACTCCACGGGTTACTCGTGGTACTACCACAAAAACCGAAGCGATCTAAAATTCTCTTCTATGAAAAACCAAAGGGCCTGCAAATGTGGGAACGCATTCCTATGCCCGAAGAGATGCGAAGGATACGAAGTATGGATGAGTGGTTCGAGAAGCCTGCCGAGTTTCGCAACAAGTTTCGTTCTTACATCGAACAAGAGTTTCAGCGTAGGCGCGACGGTGTGTGGTTTTACAATAATGGGGTCCCTACGTATATTACAGGGAGACACTATATGTTTCTACAATGGTCTAAAATTGATATCGGATACCCATCATACCTTGCTTTCCAAAAAGAGATCTTTCTTCACATGGCTGCTTGCGAAGCTGATCCCCGTTGTTTCGGTCAGCTATATACTAAGTGTCGTCGTTCTGGCTACACTAACATATGCTCTGCTGTGCTTGTTGACGAGGCTAGTCAGGTTAAAGACAAGCTTCTGGGCATTCAGTCAAAGACTGGTAAGGACGCTCAAGAAAATATCTTCATGAAAAAGGTGGTGGCTATATTTCGTAGCTACCCATTTTTCTTTAAGCCTATTCAGGACGGTACCACGAACCCTCGTATGGAGCTAGCCTTTCGTGAGCCATCTAAACGTATAACGAAAAACAATAAAACGTCCTATGCGGGGGATGCGTTAAACACGGTAATAAACTGGAAGAACACAACGAACAACGCTTATGATGGAGAGAAGCTTCATATGATGTACTTGGATGAGGCTGGTAAGTGGGAGAAACCAACCGACATAAGAGAGGCGTGGAGGATTGAGCGTACTTGTTTAATTGTGGGTAGGAACGTAGTAGGCAAGGCCATTGTGGGCAGCACGGTAAACCCCATGAATAAGGGCGGGAAAGAGTACAGGGGGTTGTGGAATGATTCCGATCCTAACGAAAGAAACAAAAACGGTAGAACTCGGTCTGGATTATACAGGATATTTATACCCGCCTATGAGGCCCTAGAGGGTTTCTTTGATGTTTTCGGAAACGCAATCATGAATGATCCTAACGAAAGCGTACACATACATGGTATAGACGGAGACACTATTGAGCTCGGCAGTAAAACCTACTTAAAAAACGAAAGGAATTCGTTTAAAGACAATCCTTCTGAGCTGAATGAGGTGACCAGGCAGTTCCCATTTACCGAAGATGAGGCATTCAGGGATAGCATTGAGGGAAGCCTATTTAATATAGGTAAGATATACCAGCAGATAGAGCACAATGATGAGCTGTACCCCAACCCAGTAGTAATAGGAAACTTCACATGGAGGGAAAAAGATAAAGAAGTTGTTTTCTCTCCCACTCCGAATGGACGCTTCAGGGTTTCCTGGATGCCAGATCCGTCTGAACGAAACATAATTAAAACTGAAAGAGGGAAAAAGGTTCCTCCGTTTCCAGACTATGGGTGCGGAGGGGTTGACTCTTATGACCTAGACGCTACGGTGGATAACAGGGGATCTAAGGGGGCTTTACATATGTACAATAAGTTCAGTATGAACAGGCCCTCCAATATGTTTGTTGTTGAATATGCTTCTCGTCCAGATCTGGCTAGTATATTCTACGAGGACGTTTTGATGTGCTCTTTTTATTATGGGTACCCCCTGCTAATAGAAAATAATAAGTACGGAATAGCTAGGCACTTTGAGGCGCGAGGCTACGACGGTTACCTTCTGGGTAGGCCATCACACCTTATGAGCAGGACAGCTCCTAACTCAACCGTAAAGACAAAAGGCATACCGTCTAACTCTCAAGACGTTATTCAATCACACGCTCAGTCTATAGAGTCTTATATTCACGACTACGTGGGTATAAATCACGAAACGGGCGAGGTCGGAAATATGTATTTTAATAAAACACTAGAGGACTGGATCGGATTTAAGATAGATAAAAGAACTAAGTTTGACTTAACGATAAGTTCTGGGTTGGCCCTTCTTGCTGCTCAGAAACCAAAGAAAAAAGAAGAGGTTACTTTTACCGACAAGGTGTTTTTTAGGAAATATAAGGTCTAGCAGCTATTTCTTATATTTGCAAAATATCGAGTCTAGTGCCAGAAAAATATGAATTATACAAACAGCAATAGTAAGAGTTCTTTTCCTGATCCACTGGCTAGTACAGACATAAAGAAAACCAAGGAGTACGGGGTTCAGTACGCTAAGGCTGTTGAGTCCCAGTGGGGTAAAATGAGCAGCCCTAGTTCTTTGTTTGGAAAGAGAAACATTATTTTTAATAAAAGTCGGGATTACGCTAACGGGACTCAGAGCACAGATATATACAAAAAGCTTCTTAGGTCATTGAACCCAACAGATGGTGATGGTAGTTTAATGAATCTGGACTATACTCCCGTCCCTGTATTACCTAAGTTCGTTAGGGTTGTAGTAAATAAGATACTTTCCAGGGCTCCATACCCCAACCTAGAGGCGATAGACCCCTTGTCTTCTTCTGAAAAAAACAGAAAGAAAAGAAAGGTAGAGATACAAATACAGCAGAAGGAGCAGTTACTTAAGCTTAAGCAGAGCACTGGTGTCGTTCTTGATATTGATCCAGAGAATCTTCCAGACTCGGAGGAGGAGTCAGAGATATTCTTAGGCACTAACGTAAAGACAGACGCGGAGATAGCTGCTCAGATTGGAACAAACCTGACGCTTTCTTGGAATAACTTTGTTGATGGTACTTTTAGGCGCTGCGTAAACGACCTTGTTGCTTTAGGTATGGCTGTTGTTAAGAGATCTAATGATCCCAACGAAGGTATTAAGACAGAGTATGTAGACCCAACTAAGTTTATTCATAGCTACACTGAAGACCCAAGCTTCGACGACTTGGTTTATGCGGGTCATGTTAAGACAGTTTCTGTGCAAGAGCTTAAAAGACTTGCTGGTCACGAGCTAAACGAAGAAGATTTCAAGAAGATAGCAGAGTCATCTAAAGGTAGCTACGGCAATGACTCTAGTTCTTTGAACAAAAGCTCTTACAATAAGTCTTCCATGCAAACCGAGTATGGTTACGATAAATACATGGTCGATGTTTTAGACTTTGAGTTTATATCAGTTGATTGCATACACTTCGAGGAAAAAGAAAATAGGTTTGGTAACACAAACTTCTTTATGAAGGGGTTTGAGTACGAAGAAAAGCAAGGAAGCGTTTACGATAGAACCCCCCATAAGATGGAGATATCTACCGTTTATGGTGGTAGTTACATCCTAGGCGCGGGGAAGATATTTAATTACGGGATGACGAAGAATGTTCCAAAAAACATTCACGATCTATCTAAGTGTAGGCTCTCTTATTCTGCTACTGCGACTAACATCAACAACATGATGCCGAAGTCTATGGTAGATAGCTGCACGGGTTTTGCGGATATGCTTCAGTTAACTCACCTTAAGATTCAGCAAGCTATAGCTAAGGCTAAGCCAGATGGATTGATCATTGATATTGAGGGCTTAGAAAATGTACAGCTAGGTAAAGGGGGCGAGCTTCAGCCGCTCGACCTTCACGACATCTACGAGCAGACTGGTGTTTTTTATTATAGAAGCAAGAACCCAGAGGGAGGCTTTCAGAACCCTCCAGTTCGTGAGATAGGCAATAGCATTAGAAACATCAATGAGCTCATCGGCCTTTATAATCACTACCTTAGAATGGTAAGGGATGTAACTGGCATCAATGAGATGATGGACTCTTCTACCCCGAAAGGCGATACGCTAGTCGGGGTTCAGCAGCAGGCAATTGCAGCTGGAAACAACGCTATATATGACATCACTGATTCGTCTATGGTTCTTTTCAAGAAGGTCTGTTCTGATATCGTTAAGTGTTTGCAGATCCTACCCAAAGGTTCCGTTATATACTCATCCTATGCTAACGCGGTAGGTAGAGAAAACATGTCTATACTTTCATCATTTGATGACCTGCCTATGTACAACTTTGGTGTACAGGTTGTTAAAGAAATGGAGGATAAAGACAGGGCCTACCTAGAGCAAAACATTCAAATATCTATCCAACAAAAAGAGCTTGATATAGAGGACGCTATTGCTATCCGTCAGCTCAAGGATGTTAATCAGGCTGAAAGACTCTTAGTTATTAGGAGAAAAAAACGCATTGCTCAGCGTCAGCAAATCGCTATGCAGAACTCTCAGCAGCAAGCTCAGATTCAGCAGGCTTCTGCTCAATCTACTTCCCAGGCTAAGATGCAAGAGATGCAAGCTCAGGCTCAAATAGATGCTCAGAAGATGCAGCTAGAAGCACAACTAGAGACTCAACTAGAGCAGATAAAGCACCAGTTCAGGAAAGAGATAGAGATTATAAAGGCTCAGGCTGTATTAGGCGTTAGGTCTGACGATCAAGAGTTTAAAGAGAAGTTAGAGGTGCTGAAAGAGAACAGAAAAGACGACAGGGTTAAGAAGCAGGCTGTCGAGCAAAGCAAGCTTATTTCTCAGCGAGATGGAAAAAGAGGTGAGATACAGGGGTCTATGTTTCCAATGGCTCCAACCAACCAACCAATGAAATAATGGCAAATAAAGCAAATTTAGACGTAGCTGAAAAGCTAGACATTACCTGTAGAAAGGGAGATACCTTTGAGCTTTCTTTGAACTTCAAGGATAGCACTGGGAGCGCCATTGCCCTCCTAACTGATGGGTATGAATTTTTTATGCAGGTTCGTGGTTCGAAAAGGACCTCTGGTTCTAGGGGGTCATTAATTGCTGGCACTCTTACAAAAGGAGATCAGGCCACGGGTGAAAACAAGTCATCTAATGTTGGTTTTAGTTTTGAGGATATTGACAATAATGGTAATGTAATCGTTAAGGCTACATCTGACACCATGTCTAATTTTCCATCTGGCAGATACACTTACGACTTACAATATACCGTAAACAATAAAACCACTACAGTTCTTAAAGGCAGCTTTACTGTAAACGATGACATAACTGCGTAATGGCAAAGCTTACGGTTAGCATAGAGAAAGGTGCTAAAGGAGATACAGGGCCGCAAGGAGATCAAGGGCCTCAGGGCGCTGACTCTACTGTCGCTGGACCCCAGGGAACACAGGGTGAGCAGGGACCTCAAGGCCCACAAGGGGCTGATTCTACTGTTGCTGGACCAACAGGTCCTCAGGGCCCTCAAGGGGCTACTGGATCTCAAGGCCCTCAAGGGTCTACGGGTTCAACGGGTTCAACAGGCCCTCAAGGATCTACAGGCCCTCAAGGATCTCAAGGTGTTCAGGGCCCAGCTGGAGATATATCAACCTCTAGTATTGACGACCTTAACGACGTAGACACTACCACTTCAACCCCATCAAACGGTCAGGCATTGGTATGGGACAATGCTGCTAGCCATTGGGAGCCAGGAACGATTGAGGGTGGCGTGACCTCTATTGTAGCTGGATCAGGAGTTGGGTTGTCTCCGACTAACGGTCTAGGTGATGTTACAGTATCTGTAAATACTTCATTCGATTACGCTCGTGCCGTTATGAGCGCGTCAGTTTTACAAGGCGGGGGCAGCCAACAGGATTTTAACAGCGCAACAGCGCAAAAGGTAAAGTTTGACACAAGCGCAGACACGGAAGGCACAGGCATTACAATTAACACAACAAACAACCGCATCACGGTTAGTGGTACGGGTTACTATCAATTGACCAGTAACATAACGTTTAATTCTACCGCCACAAGAACAACGCCAGCGACGTTCTTTAAAAAAAATGGTAATACTAATTTACTTGGCGAGGGTTACGGCTATATCAGAAATGCATCGTCACAAATTGATAACAATAATTTGGTTACCTGCATTGTTAAGTTGCAAGCAAACGACTATGTTGAAGTGTTCTCGTTTGATTCAAGTACAGTCGCAGGCAGTTGTTTTGCAACACAGGCATTTTTTGAAGTTAGTTCAACAGGTGGGTCAGCAGGTGCAGCGGGAGCGCAAGGCACAAGCGGCACGACTTACAGTGTTGTCACCTTGGCAGGTTCAACGACGCTTGCGACCCAGCACACAACAAAATATCTTGTTGTGGATAGTTCATCTAATGTAAATATTACCGTACCAGCGTCTGCATCTTATGATGCAAATGCTGAGTTTGTTATTGAGCAGCGCGGGGCGGGTGCTGTCACGGTAGTTGCAGCGTCAGGGGTAACAATCAACAGCTCGGAAACGTTAGTATCAGGCCGTCAATATGCTGTCATGGGTTTAAAGAGAACCGCATCAAATGTTTACACGTTGACGGGAGAAAGACAAGCAAGCTAATGGGAAATTTTTACCAAGCCGTGTCATCAAATGAAGCTGTTAGTGGGTTCTTGCTTGACCTTTATGCAAATTCCTCGGTTGCCTATTCGCTACGCAAACTCAGGACACTTTACACGGGCGATTGCATCGAAGTTTATAACGGCACTTCATACGCTGATATCGGGTTTGACAGTAACAACGTTTTGGATTTAACTGCGTTGGCTAATCATTGCGGTTCAAATGATGGGTTTGTGTCAAAATGGTATTCACAAAGTTCATCTTCAAATACGGCCTTTCAGACAGACACCGCAAAGATGCCACAGATTTACGATGGAACAACTCAAGCCGTAATAACTAAAAACGGAAAGCCTGAGATGACTTCAGATGATGGGACGTCTCTACAATTTACAAATGTATTATTTATTGCCAATGCTCACGTTTTTTTTGTAGCTAATAGAGAGGGGGCTCATATGGCTGCGCTTGCTCGGTCACGATTTACTACTACAGGTCAAAATCAAGCGAATTATTCTGCGCAACCAGGAAACGGCGGAGGTGCAGGAGTCGGCACTGGACTGCATATTGATGGCGTTTCAAACTCTGCTACTTTAAAAAACACATTTTCAACTGCTATGGGTGAAAATCAAAGGCTTGTATCATCAATACAAAATTACAGTTCAACAAACGGGCAGACTATGACAATTGGAACGCAACAAAGTGAGTTCAATATGTACAATAGTCAAGAAATCATAATTTTCGATGACGATATGAGTAGCAGCCGCGTAGATATTGAAAACAGAATCAACGCCTTTTACAACATCTACTAAACGTAGAACGCCGCTTTTTTAGATGAAGGCAAAATTGATTAACTTGCACCAATTCGTATTTTAACGTATTCTAATGGCACTAACCTTTGACGGAGATACAACGCAAGTAACGATAACCCCAGAGAGTAGATCCTCTATTGTAGTTTCGAAGCCGTCAGATATCACGGTTGAGGTTCTTGAGAAAGGTAGTAGGGGGGAGAAAGGAGAGAAGGGTGATGCGGGCGCAGGGTTCCCAGCGGGAGGAACGACTGGTCAGTACATGATCAAGGTCTCAGACGCTGACTACGACGCTACGTGGACTTCAGTCACTGGAAGCGGCTTATTCAACGTAATTGAAGACTCAACACCTCAGTTAGGCGGAAACCTTGACATTCGATCGAGCTCTTTGTTTACTAGCGTTACAGATGGGGACATCACAATAACACCGAATGGAACAGGCCGTGTAAATCTTGACGGAACTATAAAATTTAAAAGATTTAGTTCATCACCATCAGCCTTTGAAGGTGGCATGTATGCAGACGATCAAGACAACTTGTTTCTTGGCGTTAGTGACTCGTAATAAAAATTACTATCTTTAAAAAAAAAATAGATGGCAACTTGGAAAAAAATATTAACCGAAGCTGATGCTCAAAAAGACTTAGTTACTGGCTCTGGACTAAGCGGAGGGGTTAACAATGTTCTTATTGGGTCTGACGGTGACGTTACTCTGGCAGTTGACATAAACGGTGCAACCGATCTTGGTAGTGGTATTGCAAGCGGAGACGAAATCCTAGTTGCTGATGTGAATGCCAGCAACGCGATCAAAAAAACTACAGTAGGTGATATTGTAAATCTTGCGAGCAGTGGGGTTAGCGGTAACACTTTTGCTAGTGATTTAAAAATTGGTAGGGACGCGGACAACCTGATTGACTTTGCTACCGCCGATAATGAAATTACGTTTCGAGCTAACGGTTCCGATGTTTTAGAGCTGACCAACAACTCTGGAGACTCTATCCTCTCTTTGCTTACTCAAGACAAAAACTTTCAGATTAAGGGTAATGACGGAGGTTCTGCTATCCTTGCTCTTGATATCGACATGGCCGCAGCTGGTCAGGCTACTTTCGTTGGAGAGGTCGTTGCGCCATCTTTAGATATTAGCGGCGACGTTGATGTTGACGGAACTTTAGAGGCTGATGCCATCACCATCAATGGTACGGCTATCGCCTCTGTATTGAGCCCAGTTGCTGGTAACACTAGCCTTGTAACTACTGGAGCTCTTGATACTGGTTCTATTACGTCTGGGTTTGGCAATATAGATGTAGGGGCTAGCTCGATAGCGGCTGGTAGCTTTGATGCTTCAGACGGTAATATAACAAATGTTGGTAGTATATCGCTAGACGCTATTATAGCCGACGGGAGTGCCATTACTATAGGCACAGACACATCAGGTGATACCGTAACAATCGGTCACACGACATCAGAGGTTACTATCGGCGACAACTTAACAGTTACTGGTGACCTAACAGTTAGCGGGACAACCACTACGATAAACACCACAAACCTTGAGGTTGAAGACCATATTATCCTGTTAGGCACTAATGCTAGTCCAACGGCAGATACAGGAACTCTTTCTGGAATTGAGGTTGAGACAAGCGGTACAGCATCAAAAAGAGCCAGCATTATATGGACCAAGGACTTAGGGGCATCTAATGACGGAACATATGATGGCTCTGGTACTGCTGTTGGTCTTACTGGCTGGTCATGTACGAATCACCAAGAAAGCAACCAAGCTTCATTCCCTATTGCTGTGATGGAGTTTAGCACTAACTCTACAGCTCCTACTTCTAACTCAGCTGGAGTTGGTTGCTTTCACTATGATACTGGAGACGATAAACTTTATATCAGAACTGCTTAATGAGTCAAATACTGAGGAATCAAGGCGTCGAACCACATGCCTTTACTCAGCAGGAATTGAATTATTTGTTAGCCCTGGTTTCTAAGTCTAACTTTGAGGGAAGGGATGTTTTTATTCTTGCTGACGTTGTAAATAAATTGAAAGCTAAAATTAAATCGAATGAAACTCGAAATAAATGAAGTGCAGATATTAAATCAAGCCATGAGTAACTCAACGATTAAAGGATCAGACGCTAAGGCTGTATCTGATATAATCATAAAGCTTGAGAAAGAGTTCGAGAGACTTTTCAAAGCACAAGAAAAATAAGAAATGGCTACATGGAAGCAAGTTTTACTTGATGGCGACTCTGGCACAACCATTAATACTAACGCTGATAACAGAGTAATTACTGGATCTGGAACTGCCAACACGCTTAATGGTGAGGCCAACGTAACGTATGACGGAACCAATTTAGCTGTTGCTTCTGGTGGCATCCAACTTGATAATAACCAGTCTTTTATTGCTAAGAACACGAGCGGTGCTGCTAGAATATTAGCCAAAGCAGACGGCTCCAATGTGGCTGTATTTAACGGAGGGTTTACCCAGACACTTATTGGCGGGGCAAGCGGAATCACCCTAAGCGGTCCTGTTACCGCAGAATCAATAATCCAGCAGCACGACAACGTAAGCTCTGAGGGGGACTTTGGCGCGGGTGCAGATATTACTTTTCTCGGAAGCTCTAATACTAGCACCGTCCTTGGGAGGGTTTACTATTACGATGGTAGTACGTGGCAGGCTTTTTCTTCCGCTACAGAAGCTGCTCAAAAAGCTTTATTAGGTATTGCTCTAGGCACTACAATGGCTTCTGGCTTTTTATTAAAAGGTTTTATTCATCCATCTTCTGGTACCTTGACTACTGCTGTACCAGTGTTTGGAGCTACCAACGCTTCTTTTCAATCCGCCGCTCCTAGCAGTGGGTTTCAAAGGATTCTGGGTCACGCAATTAGCACTTCTGCTATTTATTTCAATCCTTCTCAGGAGTATATAGAGCTAAGTTAATGGCTTTAAGTAAAGTATCAGTCAAGGCTTATACAGCTATCGATAAGTTTAGCGGGGTTGCTAATTCAGGTATTGAAAAGATTTCAGGTGTGTCTAAGCCCGCTTCTGGTTTTAGCAACACCAAATCTCTGGACACGGATGGAGTCAACGACTACTTTGAAGCGGCTCTTTCTTCTGACATCGTAAACACCGATACTGGATCTATTT